AAAGATTATGCGGGTGATGAAGATGAGGATAAAAATGCAATGTCAGTGGAAAAACGATTAGGTCAACAAAGAAGGCCAAAATTAAGAGTTCCTGCAATAGCGGAGGGAAAATAAATATTATATAAAAAAATCATTTAAAAAAAACAAAACATTATACTTATAATGGTACCCTCGCAATTAATGGATACTGCAAGTACTTTAGAATCAATAACTGAATTTCATAAATTAAACAATAAATGGAATTTATGGGCACATTTGCCTCAAGATTCTGACTGGACTGCATCCAGTTATAAAAAATTGTACCAATTTAGCAGTATTGAAGATACAATTGCTATAACTAAATCATTGCCAGAAGGATTAGTCAAAAATTGTATGTTGTTTATTATGAAAGACAGAATTACGCCTATGTGGGAAGACCCTCAAAATAGAAATGGTGGTTGCTTCTCTTATAAAGTATCTAACAAAAATGTTTATGAGGTTTGGAGAGACCTCACATATGTTTTAGTTGGAGAAACTATTAGTACAAATGCGGTATTTGTTAATTGTGTGACGGGGATTACCATTTCGCCCAAAAAAAATTTCTGTATTGTTAAAATATGGATGACTAATTGTGAACATCAAAATCCCCAAGTCGTTACAAATGACGTCAGAAATTTGATACCACAAGGTTGTTTATTTAAAAAACATACTCCTGAATTTTAAATAATAATTAAATAATAATTAATTAATAATAATAAATTATTATTTAAAAATGATTTTACAATTAGTATTATAATGAAATATCCCTTAGTAGTATTTTTTCGCGATAACAAATATAATTACATCGATTCTTTTTTAAAAGAAAATGCTTCCCAATTACAATGCACATTAAATATAATTAACAAAAAAGAACAAATTAATAAATTATTTAAAGAAGTCTATCATTTGTTAGTATTATTTGGAGAAACGGAAGATTATACAGATATTATATCAGAACTCAATCAATACAAACTATCCAATAAAGTTATATATGTATCTACTATTGATTCCATTAATGCATTCAATGAATTGGTTAATAATACATTTATTTGTAATTGCAGTCTAGAAAGAGCCGCTGTTAGACCCATTTTTTCTGTTTTCACAACCGCATTTAATTCTTTTGATAAAATATTACGAGCATATAATAGTCTTAAACAGCAAACATTGCAATATTGGGAATGGGTTATTATAGATGACTCACCAGATGAAAAAAATTTTATTTTTCTACGAGATAAACTAACACACGATTCAAGAGTCAGATTATATAGACGTTTTGAAAATAATGGCTACATTGGAAATGTAAAAAATGAATCTGTTAGTTTATGCAGGGGTCAATTTGTATTGGAATTAGACCATGATGACGAGATTTTACCATTTGTTTTAGAAGAATCTGCTGCCCTATTTGCTAAGGACGCTAGTGTAGGCTTTGTTTATATGGATTTTATTAATATTTATGAAAACGGAAATAATTTTTGGTATGGAAACCATTTGTGCAAAGGATATGGCGCATACTATTGTCAGAAATATAATAATAAATGGGTTTATGTATATATTACTCCTAACATCAATAATATTACTTTAAGTCATCTTGTATGTTGTCCAAATCATCCAAGAATTTGGAGAAAAGACACCCTCATAAATATAGGGAATTATTGCGAGTATTTGCCAATATGTGATGATTATGAAATTTTATTGAGAACCGCTTTAAATACTAAAATAGCAAAAATACATAAGATGGGTTATATTCAATATATGAATAATGAAAATAATAATTTTTCACTAATACGCAATGCCGAAATAAATCGCATTGGTCCAAAATATATTAGTCCAATATATTATAATAAATTTAACATTCATGATATTATGCGTAATATGAATGCATATGAAGATGAAAAGTATTTGACAGACTATACTATTATATGGAAACGTAACCCAGACAATTATAAACATCATTATTGCAATTTGTTAGTTAATAACGATTATGCCAAACAATTTTGTATTGTTGGTTTAGATAGTCTCATTAAAAATCTCGATTATATAACTGAATTATATTCTAATCATTGTAACGATTTTATTGTTATTGAAAATAAATGTAGTATAGAATATCTGTGGAAAAAAATAGATGCTCTTGGATTTGATAAAATGAAATGTCATGTATTAATTGATGAACCAATTACATATCTGTTGAAATATTTCGAATTATGTTATTTGTCAACAAGTGATTACGAAATTATTAATACAAATATAAATAAACTAACATATAACACAACACTTGTCACAAGACATGACATTATAAATGCATTTACAAATAAGGGGGATAAGTATTTAGAAATAGGGGTGGAACATGGATACACATTTAACAATACACATTTTATAAATAAAGTTGGCGTAGATCCAGACCCAAAATTTGATAATAATACGATTGTTAAGCTTACATCAGACGAATATTTTGCTACAAGCAAAATGGATGACAGATTTGATGCCATTTTTATTGACGGAATGCATCATTGTGAAAATGTTGCAAGAGATTTTAATAATAGTGTAAAACACTTAAACAATGGTGGAACCATTTTTATTGACGATTGCATTCCATTAAATTATAACGAACAATTGAAGGTGCCTAAATCACACTACTATGAAAATGGAATTCTCAAATATGGAGAAGAATGGACTGGAACTGTGTGGAAATTCATGTATTATTTATTATTAAATCATAGCGATAAACTAAAAATACAATATTTCCATAATATACATTATCGAGGAATTGTTATGATAAAACTGGTGGAGCCATTTGAAATTGTTAGTTCAATAATAGATACACTTGATTTGTATAATTATTTTGATGACTTTAACAATTATTTAGAATTATTGTATAAAAATAATAATTAGTTCAAATTCATATAAAGCAAATATATAATATATTTATATGAATTTAATTATATCGGAGAAGCCGGCTTCCATATGTTTAAATATGATTGTTAAAAATGAATCTCATATTATACGAAACACCTTAGAAAAACTGTGTAAAAAAATTAAATTTGATTATTGGGTTATATGTGACACTGGTTCGACTGATAACACTCCACAAATTATAACCGATTTTTTCAATAATATAGGCATACCAGGAGAATTATTTTATGACACATGGGTTAATTTTGCACATAACAGAACATTAGCTTTGCAACGAGCATATAGAAAAACACAACTTCTATTTGTATTTGATGCTGACGACGAAATTATTGGCAACGTTGTAATGCCGACTGAAGTTCATTATGATGAATATCATTTTATATTTGGTCCCCCAGGAGGGACAAGTTACACAAGAGTTTTGCTTATAAATAATTATAAACAATTTGAATACTTATCTGTCATTCATGAATTTATTTCATGTAAAGAACCCAATTCAAGACACATAACCATTGAAGGCGATTATTATGTAGTATCCGGTAGAAGTGGCAGCAGAAATTTAGACCCAAATAAGTATTTAAAAGACGCCCTAATTCTTGAAAAAGCATATTATGAAGCATTTGAAAAGAATGATGGATTATTTCATCGTTATGCATATTATTGTGCAAATAGTTACAAAGATTGTGGAAAATTTGAAGATGCAATTAAATGGTATAAAATCACATTAGGTCACGAAAATCAATGGGGTCAGGAAAAATACACATCATGTTTAAATATGTATGATTGTTATAAAGCATTAAAACAAGAAGAAACAGGATTTTTTTATTTGGTAAAGGCATTTAAATATGATTCTGAACGAGTGGAGTGTTTATATCCTTTGTTAGTTCATTACTGTTGTGAAAATATGCATAGAGTTGCATATAATTATTACCTTAACGTTAAGGATTACTTTGAGAATCAATATATTTCGCAAAATATGTCTTCAAAATTATTTGTTAATATGGATAAGTTCAACTTTTTTGTTCCATATTATATGATTTTAATAGCCGATAAAGTTCAAGATTTTAAATGTGTTGTTAGAATGTTTGAAATTATATTCATTAAAAAACAAAGAATGTTTGAAGAGTGGTACATTAAAAATCTTCTGTATAATTTACAGTTTTTCTTACAATATGTCCCTGAAAATAATAAAGAAACTTTTTCTAATTTAGCAAATAACTATTTTAAATTTTTATATGAAAACGGAGTAAATATATCTAGCTTCGATTTTTTAAGTAACGATGTTTATAGAAATGCTGGAATAAGTACCAACAAATATTTTATTACAGAGATAACTAACAAAACGCAAAAATTTTCTTATAAAGAGTGTAAAAACTCAAAAAATATACTTATTTATACAGGATTTTCAAATGTAGAATGGAATTACACCTATATGTTAAACAATGCACTAGGAGGTTCTGAAAAAGCCGTTGCATATTTGAGCAAATGTTTTCCAAAAGATTATAATATTTTTATTTCAGGACAAGTCAAAAACGAAACATTTGACAATATTCAATATATTCACTTGAATGAACTAACAACCCTAATTAACAGCAAACCATTTCACACAGTAATAA